CGCTAGTAGTCCAAATCAATCTCCAACGGTTCTTCTTAGCCTTCTCTTTGGTGTGGGCCTCCATCTTCACAAAGATCTCAAGAGGGTCTTTGCAGCCAGCTAAGACCATGTCTTCTGGCGAGATCCAAGCGAGGTTGTCGCCCTCGGCAATCCGGAGAGCGAAGCGGCACATCGCCAAATAAGTTAATCTTTCTCTGCCATCAGTGGTGGTGGCCCAGACACCTTTTGTGCCGGGCAAGTAACGAGAAGCCCAACCAGTCGATTTCGTAGGATCGACTCCGTCGAGGTAACGGTCAATTAATTCCATGGGAGAAGCCTCCAATCCTTGAGTAGCGGGATACTTCGACACAAACTCTTCAAAGATGTCCTGGAAATCTGTCTTAGCAAACAACTTGTCCCAGTTGCCCGGAACCTGTCGCTCACACTGACCTTTGTAGCTCTGTAAAATAGCGCTGGCCCCCGAAGGGGGAAGGCAATACCCATCTAATGCCTCACGCAACGTTTTACCGTTCCAGTGTGCACCAGTGGCATCCAAAGCTGCCAAAAATTCCGGAGACAACTCTTTCTTCGCCTTCTTCTGTCCATAGCTCCGCGAGCAAACACCTCGCATGGCTGCGTGGCGAGAGCCCAATGCGTTGCGAACACTACGATCCGCATTCGCCAACGACGTAAACCCCTGCTCTGTGAAACGTGGGCGCCCAGCCTCCATGTACTTCTTGAATTCGGAGAATCCAGGATGTTCTAGGAGGGACCTAGCACCAACTCCTCTGAAAGCTGACAAAGAATTCCAATCGCCACGCATCCAGGCAGATAGCGCGCGAGCGTGTTCTTCGCTCAAAGGAACCACAGGTAAGAGGGGCTTGCATTCGCTCCGATGGCGAGCCCAATGGGCAGCGGGAGCCTGGCCTATGGAAGAGTAAGGGAGTGTCTTAGCCCAGTCTGAGCGGGGAGCAGGAACTCTAACCGCGAGACGGGGAATCTCACCCAAAGCTTGGTCTCGAAAACGCACTCTCTTTTTGTTTGTTTTTGGTTTTTGGTTTTCCTTCTTTGACTTCTTCGACTCCTTGGCAGGAGTTGCAGATTTTGTTTCTACCGGGGAAATAACGGTAGGTGCGGCTGGAACAATCACAGCCGGCGCTGCCGGAATAAGCACGGCAGGTGAGGAACTTGGTTTTAAAATAGTAGTCGGGGGCTGGTCTGGGACAGACCGAACGTCCGAAATGGCCTTAGAAACACCTGCGGAAAAAGGTAGCGGTATCTCCGTGGTCATGGGTCCTGCAATGCTTGAAGAGGACTCATCTGTCTCAAGAGATTTCACTTCGAACGCCGACGACGAGGGCAAGCCAATCCAATGGCCTCCCTTATCCACTTGCAAATCGTCGGTATCCACCAACGAGGCAATGGCGGCGTTGCTGCGCGCTTTTCCTCCCAAAATCCCCCAGCACATGGCCCGAGGGAGCCAGCCGTCATATTGTGGGAACTTCATCACGAGCTGTCCAAAGACCTCCATGAACAACTCGAGCTCTTCTTCAGTAATAGCGCTTAAGGCTTCATCGGTAATGTCAGCCCAGCGGGGCCCTTTCGTCTTCCTGGATGGAGCTGCGGCAGGAACAGTTGGTCGTCTGTAGCGCCTGTCATCGTCGTCGGAATCGGAACTGGGGTCTGGGATGAAAATATCGTCTCCACCTAAAAGTGACTTCGCATGAGCATACATCTCATCGGCTTGGTCTTTCTCGTCGGCAATCCTTTCTTGCTCTTCGTTGTAACCGCCAGAGTCAGAGTCTGAAGTAAAATCATCGTACTCATCTTCTCGCTCTTCCTCAATGCGCCGATCGTAGTCGTCCTCCTCAAAATCAGCAAACGAATCGTGCTCGTCGTAACTCCCGCTATAATCGAA